CTCGTAAAGGTGTTGTAAAGGCTATTGATGGTCGATATCTAATCGTTCGTAATCAACACTCAGCACTAAATACTTTATTACAAGGAGCCGGAGCTATTGTATGTAAACAATGGTTAGTAAACATAATTGATTTGATGAAACAAAAAAATATAAATGCAAAACCCGTAGCTAACATACACGACGAAGTTCAGTTTGAAGTGCTTAAAAAACAAGCAGAAGAGTTTGGTAATATTACAAAGGAGGCAATGAAATGTACTGAAAAGCAACTTTATTTTAAATGTCCGTTGGACAGTGAATATAGCATAGGTAAAACGTGGAAAGATACACACTAGGTATGTTGACAAACACAGACTTATGTTATAATAATTATCGTATTATTAATATAGTTTTTAGATAACTAAAGACACCAAGAAAAAAGGAGAAAATTATGCCAACTAATTTAATAAGTGGTATATCTTATTGGGCAAAGGTACACAAACCGGTTCCAGATAAGTTTAATTCAGAGGGTATATATTCCATTGATGTAGCTCTTGATTCCAAAGCCGAAACACAATTAAAAAAATTAGGTCTTGGAGGAAAAATTAAAAACAAAGAAGACGATCGTGGTAATTTTATACAAATAAAAAGAAAAGTAAGAAAAAAAGATGGTAGTATGAACACACCGGTTAGAGTTGTTGATGCTCAAAAAAACCCGATACCTGAAACAACCTTAATAGGCAACGGATCAAAAGTAAATGTTTTGTTTGATACTTATGAGTACGATAGAGGCCAGGGAAAAGAAACCGGTTCAGCATTGAAAGCCGTACAAGTGATAGATCTTGTATCTTACAAAGAGGAACTTGGAGACTTACCTAAAGTTAAAGGTGGGTTTGAATCACCGGCTGATGATAAACCACAACAAAAGAATGGTCAGGCCGTTAGTAAGGACGGCTTGGACGAAGAGCTTCCTTTCTAATTTATTAGAAGGAATAAATGGTGGCTAGGTTTTTAGATCTCACTCACTCACTTTTCCTAGCCACCTTTTTTTATGTCTGATATAAAAACTCTTGTCGACGATATCTATAAACTCTTTGATGATAACAACAAAGAACCCACAAAAAGTGATCTTAACATGTTTGCTAAAAATGTCTGTGAATCTATAAAAACTTATCTTACAGAAGATAATAAGAACAAACCTCGTAAGTTACGTATGTCTAGTCTTGGTAAACCGGCTCGTCAACTATGGTATGAATTTTATAGACCGGATTTGCGAGAACACTTACCACCATATGTAAAAATAAAATTTTTGTATGGTCACATCCTTGAAGAATTATTATTATTATTAGCTCGTACATCAGGACACACAGTAACTGATGAACAAAAACAGTTAACACTTGATGGCATATCCGGACACCAAGATGCAAACATAGATGGATGGGTGGTGGATGTTAAGTCAGCTTCGAACTATGGTTTTAAAAAATTTAAAGCAAACAGTTTAAACAAAGAGAATGATTCGTTTGGTTATCTCTCACAGATAAAAGCCTATGGTGAATCTCAAGGTAATGATAAGTTATCTTTCTTAGCCATAGATAAACAAAGTGGAGCCTTGGCTTTGTGTATTCCAGATGAGAAGGAATACCCAGATATAAGAAAAACAATAGCTGATTTAAAAAAATATTTATCGGATAAAGAAAATAAACCACCTCGTTGTTATGAAGACGTAGAAGATGGATCATCGGGTAATCGTAAGCTCTGTGTTGAGTGTAGCTATTGTGCATTTAAGGTTGATTGTTGGCAAGATGTGAATGATGGTAGTGGATTAAGAAAATTTATTTATAGTAGTGGCCCTCGGTGGTTAACTGTGGTGAAGAAGGAACCAAATGTTATGGAAGATCTTGCCTAATGCCAAAGTATAGATCAAAGTTTGAAGAACAAGTATGTGGTAAATTAACAAAACAAAAAGTTAAATTTAAATATGAACCAATTAAAATTGCATATGTTATTCCAGAAACAGATCATACATATGTACCGGATGTTATCTTACCAAATGGGATTATAATTGAGATAAAAGGTAGACTAACAAAGCAAGATAGATTTAAACATTTATATATACAAAAGCAAAAACCAGAGTTAGATATTCGTTTTGTTTTACAAAATTATAAAGTAAAACTTTACAAAGGAAGTAAAACAACTTATGGTGAGTGGCTAAGCAAAAACAATTTTTTATGGTGGGAGAAAGTTATACCAACTAAATGGATAAATGAAACAAGAAAAGCAAAACAAAATAAAAATATCAAATACTTCTCGTATTCAAGTCGATCCAACGATGGAAAAAAATTATGATAATAAAGAGGGAGAAAATGAAAGAGCATTATTTAGAGCTGTTATTTATCAAGCATTATTGGATGCTAGTAATGACAATGAATTTAATTCTAAAGAAGCTAAACAAGTTAGAGAAGAAGCTGTTCGGTGGTTCAGTAAAAGTGTTGGTGTCACTGCCACATGGTTTATTGATGTATGTGATCTTGCCGGTCTTAATGATCAACAGGTTCGTACGTTTGCTCGTAAACTTATTAACGATCCTAACAACACAGAGTTCCAAAGAAAAAGATTAAATGTATTATTAAATATGACACATAAAGAGGAGATATAAGTGAGTGAAAGTGATATAGTAAATCATCCCCCACACTACAAACTAAATGATAAAGGTATAGAGTGTATTGAAGCCATCGAAGCTGCACTAACACCTGAAGAATATCGTGGATATCTACGTGGTCAAGTTATGAAGTACACATGGAGATGTAATTATAAAGGCAAAAGATTAGAGGATTTAGAAAAGGCTGAATGGTATTTAAAACGATACATTGAACTATTAAAAAAGGAGTAATAATTATGGATCCGGTATCAATTATTTTTGGATTAGCTATGAACTTTTATACATTAAGTAACATAGATTTTTTTCAACAACGAGCTATTAACGAAAAGAAAATGAACTGTGAGTGGGAGTATGTAGGTCAGACTAAACCTGATCCCAATAACACAAGTTTAACTGTTTTTGGTGATGTATACTTTAAACATAACTGTGAGAGTAAAAAAAGTGAACAAGATAGTAAACAATAAATCACCATTCAGAAAAAAAGAATATGAAAAATGGGATGGCCCTGGCAAGAAAGCTGTTAGAAACTATCTGATTAGTTTAGGGTGTGTCCTTACTGAAGATGTGGAAAACTATGGAGCTGATATCGTAACTCGTGAGCCTCTTGAATCTTATCATGAAGTTGAAGTTAAAAATGGGTGGACAGATAAGTGGCCATCACATTGGAAAACTTTACATATACCTTTTAGAAAAAAAAGATTGGTTGATATGATGAAAGATAAGGATGATTTAACATTCTATGTGTTAAGAAAAGATCTTAAACAAGCCTGGAAAATCAAAGGTTCACAGTTAACAGATGATATTGTGATTGAAATTCCAAATAAATTTAAAAGAAAGGGAGAATATTTCTTTAATATTCCCATAAACAATGTTAGACTTATTACCTTATGACACCTTCCCTTTACTAGAAATATTAGCTTCCATTAGTGCATGTGTATCTGTTTACTTTTATGGTAATAAATCACCACGAGCACCTTGGATCGGGTTAGTATCGCAAGTATTTTGGTGGGCTTGGTCAATTAAAAACAATTTATACTTTATAATTATATTAAATATATTTATGACACTAACACATATAAGAAATATTTTTAAAATGAAAGGGAGACGATGACGACTACAACTATATTTAATCAAACAACACATGAAAGAAATGTTGAAGGTAATAATAAATTAAATAAACAATTACCAACTGTTTACCAACAGTTTATTCATAAATCTAGGTATGCTAGATGGCTACCTGAAAAAAAACGTAGAGAAGAGTGGCACGAAACTGTGTCTCGTTATTTTGATTTTTTTGAGAAACAAATAGAAAAGAATTGCAAGTATAAAATAGATGAAAAGACAAGAAAGTATCTTGAGAATAAAGTTTTAAATTTAGATGTAATGCCATCAATGAGAGCATTAATGACAGCTGGACCAGCTCTTGAAAAAGAGAACATTGCAGGGTATAATTGTTCTTACATACCGGTGGATCATCCGAAAGCTTTTGATGAAATACTTTATGTACTTATGTGTGGGACGGGAGTTGGTTTCAGTGTTGAAAAAAAATATACAGAACATTTGCCTAGTGTTGCTGATGATTTCCATGATACAGAGTCTGTGGTCGTGGTCAGGGACTCTAAGCTTGGTTGGGCAAAAGCATTTCGGGAAGTCCTTACACTATTGTATGCCGGGCAAATCCCCAGGTGGGATATTTCTAATGTGCGACCGGCAGGGGCACGACTTCAAACTTTCGGTGGAAGAGCTTCGGGTCCTGCACCTCTCGTTGACCTCTTCAACTTTTCAAAAGAAACCTTTATTAAAGCCAAAGGAAGAAAACTCACCCCGTTAGAGTGTCACGATCTTGTGTGTAAAGTTGGTGAGATTGTTGTAGTTGGTGGTGTCAGACGATCAGCTATGATTAGTTTATCAGATTTAAATGATAGAGATATGAGAGATGCCAAGTCTGGTGAGTGGTACAGAGTAGAATCACAACGTGCATTATCTAATAACTCAGCTGTGTATGAAACAAAACCAGATAACATTGGTACATTCATGGAGGAGTGGTTAGCTCTATATAAATCAGGCAGTGGTGAACGAGGTATATTTAATAGACAAGCATCAAAGACGGTTGCCGGTAGAAACAAAAGACGTGATGACAACTTTGAGTTTGGAACCAACCCATGTTCAGAAATAATTTTACGACCGTTTCAGTTTTGTAATCTATCTGAGGTGGTTGTTCGTGAATCAGATCAAGAAGAAGATCTACTTGATAAAGTAGAGGCCGCAACTATTCTTGGAACTATGCAGTCTACACTCACCAGTTTTAAATATCTTCGTAGACAATGGAAAGATACCACAGAAAAAGAAAGACTTCTTGGTGTGTCATTAACTGGTATTATGGATCACAAAATATTATCTGGTGACGTTTATAATCAATCAATACTTCCAGACTTGTTAAAAAGAATGAAACAAAAAGCCGTGGATGTAAATAAGGTATGGGCTAAACGATTTGGTATTAATCAAGCAACGGCTATCACATGTGTCAAACCATCAGGAACTGTATCACAATTAGTCAATGCCGCATCAGGTATACATGCCAGACATAACGAACATTATATTCGTAGAGTTAGAGGTGATAAGAAAGATCCACTAACAAAATTTTTACAATCACAGAACATACCAACAGAAGATTGTGTTATGAAACCAGATGCAACTGCTGTCTTTTCTTTTGTAGAAAAAGCACCAAGTGGATGTATCACTCGTAATAGAAGATCAGCTATTGAACAGCTTGATCATTGGTTAGTCTATGCTAAATATTGGTGTGAACACAAACCAAGTATAACCATATCGGTTAATGAAGACGAGTGGTTAGGTGTTGCTGATTGGTGTTGGAGAAACTTTGACGATCTTAGTGGTGTTTCTTTTTTACCAAACTTTGGTCACGTATATCAACAAGCACCTTATGAAGACATTGACAAAGATATGTATAATGAGTTAAAAAAGAGTCAGCCAAATAAAATTAATTGGAATGATTTAGCACTATATGAACAAG